CGGATAAAACGTAGGGGCGGGTTTCACGCCCGCCCCTACCATGAAACATCCGCAAAGAGTGGCAAACAAAAATAGGGCCCCCAACGGGCCGTTAAAAACAAAAGTTTAACAGGAGGTTACGTAATGCGAAAAAATATAGCTCAAAGACTTCTCATGCTCTTTCTCTTTTTTGTCCTGGCTCTGGTGGCGACGAATGCCTCGGCAGCCTACAGCGCCAAACAGGTATGGGCACGATTTCAGGCCACCGCCGGCGAGACATTGACGGCGGGGAACGTCGTCATGATGAAAGACGCGGATGGCTACGTCTATAAAGCGGACGCCAACGACGCGGCCCTGCGGCCCGCCGTCGGCATCATCGGCAAGGGCGGCGCCACCGGGACCAAGGTGGAAGTGATTGCCTTCGGCATTATGACCGGCTGGACCGGCCTGTCCGAGGGTGTGCCGGGTTATCTCTCCGAGACGGCCGCAGCCGTCACACAATCGGCACCGGCCTATAGTCAGCAGGTGGGCTATGCGATTTCGTCCACCGATTACGTGGTAGCGTTTCAAAACTATTTTGACAGTTCGGCCTTGACGGTGCTGGGCACCCTCTCCGGGGCCACGCCGCTGGTTTTGGAAGGTGCGACGGCGGATGAGGTAGAATCAACCATTGCCATAACGGACCCGACGGTAGGTGATCAGACCTGGACGATACCGGATTTGGCGGCCAATAGCTCGGTGGCGTACATGGCATCGACCCTCCCTACCAATGCGCCTAATGCGGCCAACAGCGTCTGGGGAGCGAGCAACGCCCTGGTGTATGAAGGCGCGACGGCAAACGAGTTTGAAACGTCGGTCGCCCCGACCGATCCCACGGCCGACCGGTCGATCGCCTGGCCGGACGCCTCGGGAACGGCAATACTCTCCAGCCTGGCCACCAATGCGCCGGACGCGGCCAACGGCGTCTGGGGAGCGAGCAACGCCCTGGTGTATGAAGGCGCGACGGCAAACGAGTTTGAAACATCGGTCGCCCCGACCGATCCCACGGCCGACCGGTCGATCGCCTGGCCGGATGCATCGGGTACGGCAATACTCTCCAGCCTGGCCACCAATGCGCCGGAGGCGGCCAACGGCGTCTGGGGAGCGAGCAACGCCACGGTGTATGAGGGCGCGACCGCCAACGATTTTGAAACATCGGTCACCCCGACCGATCCGACGGCCGATCGGACGATAGCCTGGCCGGATGCCTCGGGTACGGCGAACCTTAACTGCACGGCCACGCATGATTATGGAGCGGCGGCGGTGGATTGGACGCTAACCGTCGCGGAGATGCAGTGCGGCGCCATCAGCGTGACTAATGCCAATGGCGCAATAAATGCCATATTGCCCTCCGCCGTCCCCGGCAAAACCTATACCATAATCAACGGGTCCGGGCAGACGGTGACATTCAAAGTGAGCGGTCAAACGGGCGGCACGGTGGCCACGGCAAAGTGGGCGCTCTACACCACCATCGCGGCCGACGTGGCCGAGGTCTACGAGCTGCCCTAAAGACAGTGTTTACCTGGAGGAGAGACGTATGAGACGGATAATTTGCGCGCTGTTAATGCTGCTGCTGTGCGGCCCGGCCCGGGCCGACGATCACAAGACGCGGGCCATTACGCTGCTCTCCTCCGGTACCTATACGGCGGCTACGGGTTACTCCACGGCGTTTGACGTCAGCTCCTACAGCGAGGGGCAGGTATTTATCAATGTCACGGCGGAGGCGGATACCTCGACCCTCGATGTCACTGTGCAGACGTCACCGGACAACTCCGTTTGGTACACCCACACGGCGGTGACCCAGATCACGGCCGCCGGGCAATACCGGCAGGCGATCGCCAATTTCGGCAATTACCTGCGGATCAAACATGTGGTGGGCGGAACGAGCTTTACCTACAGCGTCACCGGCGTTTTTAAAAACTAATCTTGCGTCCCCTATCCCTCGCCGGGAGAGGGGCAGGGTAAGGGTAAAGGCGGCAAAATGAGCACACGGCAAGACTACATTACGGCGTTAGGCAGTTTGGTCCAGGGTAATTACCCGCCCGGCGAGCCGGCCAAAATCCTCGCCATCGCCCAGGCGGTCAAGGGGTATTCCAAACATCGACCGCGCCTGTTGGCGGAGGACGAAGCCGGGGCCGACGCCTTTGATTACCCCCTGAGTCTGCTGGCCGAATGGTCCGACGGCTTCTCCGTGATCCGCTCCGTGGAGTATCCCGTGGACGACGACAGCGCCGCGGCCAATATCCTCGATGCCGACGATTGGTCCATCTATCAGAAGCCGGCGGGCGACTATCTGCGGTTTTTGACAATTACGCCGGCGACCGGCGAATCGTGGCGCGTGCTCTACACGGCGCTTCATACCTGCACGGATACCGCCTGCACGGTCAAGGCCGCCGACGAGGAGATGGTTCAGTGTCTCGCCGCATCGTTTTATTGCGAGATACTGGCGGCCTGGTTTGCCCAAAACCAGGACAGCAGCATCCGGGCCGATGTGGTGGACCATACCAGCAAGTCCCGCGATTTTGCGGCCCGGGCTAAGGCGTTCCGGCTGCTCTACCTCAAGCACATGGGGATCGACGAAAACGACACGACGCCGGCGGCGGCGGCGGTGCGGGACATGGACCTGAAGTACCCGGGCGGCGGCGAGCGATTGACCCACCCGCGGTGGGACCGGGAGCGGCGCTGATGGAACTCAAGGCCACGATCACGGCTAAAGGGGCAATTTTAAACGGCCAGTCCCCGGCGATCATCAAAGGCGATTTGAAAGCCGCCATGGGGGAGGCGGTGGCGCTTTTGGAACGGGAGGTCAAGAAAAAAGGAAGGACGCCCCGCGGCGTGTTTGCGGATCAGGGCGGTTTAGTTTCCACTATCTACGGCGAGGTCGTGGCGTTCGGCACATTTTTTAAGGGCGTCGTCGGGCATCAGAGTAAATACGGCGACGTGATCGAAATGGGCCGCCGGCCAGGTCAGAAAATGCCGCCTGCCGGCGCAATGCTCCGCTGGGTGGAAATGAAAACAGGGCTGAGTGGAAAAGCGGCACAGCAGGTGGAATTTCTTATCCGGAGGAAGATCGGTCAAAAAGGTTTTGAAGGCGCTCACATGTTCGAGAAAACATGGCGGGAAAACCAGGACCAATTGCGGAAGATTTTTGACCGGGCGGGCTTAAACATCGCCTTCCATCTGAGCGAGGATAAATCATGAACCTGGCAGCCATTCGCGAACAGATCAACGTGATTCTCCGCGGCGTGCCCGATATCGGAAGCGTATACGACTATGAACGCCTGGCTGCCGACTGGAACGTGTTTATCAGCCGTTTTACGGATGCCGACGGGCTCATCAACGGCTGGACGATCAGTCGCGTGGCCACGCCTGAGCGGTGGCTGACAAACCGCGATTACGAGCGGGTTTATGAAATGGTAATGCGCGGCTACTTTGGCCTGGAGGACGCGTCGGCAAGCGAAATTGTATTTCAAAATCGGATAGAAGCCATCTGCGATGAATTTCGGGGGAATGACACGTTGAACGGCACGTGCGAAACGACCTGCCCCGAGTTCGGCGCCCTGGCCGGATTATCGGGTATCCAGGTGGGGATTATAGAGCCGAGATTCTTCGGCAATGTGCTTTGCCATTATGGCGAGCTGCGGTTAGCGGCGCAAATAAAGGGACAACGATAGGAGGAGAATTATGGCACTGGGCAAAGGTTTCGAGGGCATCCTCGGCGTCAAAAAAGAGGCCGCCTACGGCACGGCGATCATCGTTACGGAGGCGATCCCCTTCGTCTCGGAAAGTTTCGGCAACGACATCGAAAAACACCTCGATGAGGTGTTGCGGGGCAAAGCAGGCGCCGGGGCGTCGCTTGCGGGGAACAAAAAATATCCCTTCACGCTCCCCTGCAAGCTCACCTACGAGGATCTCGACCTGCTCATTGCGATCGCGCTGGGGGCCTCCAGCGGCGCCGTGGTCAACGGCGCGCTATACGACCTCACGTATTCGTTGGCGGAAAACCTCGCCAATTCGTTCACGGCGGCGGTTTACAAGGGCGTCTCCGTCTGGGAGTTCGCGGGCAACAAGATCGACACGTTGAAAATCTCCGGCACGGCCAACAAGCCGGTGGATATCGAATTCGGCGGCGTCGCGAAAGCCCTCGACCTGGCCTCCGCGTTGAATACCGCGGGCATCCTGACGGCGCTGACCACGGAAGATGCGGCGAGCAAAATCATGTTTTCCGACCTGGAATTTAAAATCGCCGCCCAGGCATCGGCGCTCTCCGGAGAGACGGAAAAAGGCATCAGCGCGTTCGACCTGGCGCTCAGCAACCACCTTAAACTAGATGATTTTGACAACCGGGCGACCACGATCCTGGAGCCCCAGCGCGATGGTTTCCGGGAGGTGAAATTCAATTTCACCGTGCCCCGCTACGAGGCGGACACGTACCTGGCCTGGCGGGACGCCGACACGGCCCTCCATGCCTGGCTGAAGTTCACCGGCGGCAATTACAAGTTCGACATCCACCTGCCGAAAATCAAAATCGACAAAGCCGAGGCGCAAATCAGCGGGCCGAAATTAATCGAGCAGAAAATTTCCTGTACCTGTTTCCGCGATCCCGCCTCGACCTCGGCCAGCTTCACGCTGACGGACGAGATGGAAATTGCCGTGACGAACGCCCGTAGCGCTTCGCCGCTGGCGTAAGGGCAAGGGTTTTGAGCGTTGAGTGAAGGAGTTAAATCATGACCATCGGAGCCGGATTTTCCACCACGGCGGCCTGGAAAAAGGAAGACAAACAGTCCGCTTACGGCGGCGTCATCGAGGTGGGCGCGAATGAACAGATGCCCCTGATTTCCGAGAGCCTGGAGCGGGGCATCGAAAAGGAGCCCGACAACACGATCCGCAACAAGGCGGGTGCCGGCGCCGCCGACGTGATCGGCAAAACGGTGGCCGGTACGGCGGNGTTTGACCTGATGTACCGGGGCCTGGAAAGCCTGCTCGTCTGCGCGCTCGGCCATGCCGATTACACCGCCTCGCCGGCCACC